CCGTGTCGTTGTCGATCTCGGCCCCGGTGCCGTGGATACGTGGGTCTATGCACCACTGCCCGCGCCTGTCGTGCTGAAGGCGAACACTGGCTACATGCTGACGGACTTATACCACTGTGGGGGTCCGGATAGCTGGGCGAATGTCTCTTCCCTCGCTCCGGATGGGAACGTGACGATTGACGGATATTTGGTCACTGCGTCTGTTCAGTACAAAGAGACATTCTCCGCGCTGCGCTCGGACTCCTACTCTATCGGGATTAAGTTCGTTGCGGGGGGTGCATACGGAGTTGTTGCACTGGGCCGGTATAAGAATCCAGGAAACAACCTCTCACATCGTATCCTTCTCAAAGACGCTGCGGGGCAGATCGTTCGTACTGCCACGGTCGACTTTACTGGCGGTAAGGGAGTCGATTCTCAGGTTAACTACGGAAGTGTGCCACTCTTCACGTTGACCACCGGGAATACGTACTACTTGCTCTCTGATGAGCAGGGAGGTGATACGTGGCACCAGTATCCCTGTTCGATTACTCCCTGGGGAGGCCTGACCAATCTAGGCTATGCGTATGAAGCGTATCCTGGACAGAACGGTCTGATTCCTCCTACAGTCGCTGGGGACGCGGCTAACCTCTTCGGCGGCACTGACATTCTTTGTATCGCGTCTCAGTGGTATAACCGATCAGAGAGTCACGGAACGTTCAATCTGAAATGGCTCAGCGCAGGTCAGCCTGTGGCGATGATCATCTAACAACTTTCTCGAAAGGAATTGCATGCCGACTACACCTCGTTCACAGAGCGCACTTGCACTTGATCAGAACTTCCAGCGAAGACTCTCCGGCCTGCTTCTCGCGCAGGCGGGCGCTGTTGCCGCCGAGGATCCGACGACTGAGTTTCATACTCAGAGGCGAATTCTCGCTCAGCAGATCTTGACGAACTCGCAATTCATGGTCCCCGCACTCGCGCCGACTATCGCGAATTCGACCAATCTTGTCGTGGCGAACACGACGTATAACTTCGAAGCGTTCGCAGTTGAAACATCGGCAACGGACGCAGAGATTCTTTCACAGATCGGGGCTCTGTGGAACGTTCTCGCAGGAGTCTAAAATGGACCTAATCCTCCTCGTTCTCTTCTTGTGCATCCTCGGCGCTGTTGTTTGGCTGCTGACTACGAAGATACCGATGGATCCGACTTGGAGGGTGGTCATTCAGGTCGTCGCGTTGATTCTCATCTTGCTCTACCTCCTCCGCCGTTTTGGCGGAGTTCCGAACGTTCTCTGAAAGGGAGATCATAGTCATGGCATGTCCAAATTACGCAGCTGACGTTTCACGCATTGCTTCGGAGAATCCCGAAGCATTCGCAAATTGCCATACGGGCAACGCTCACACGGAAGATTTCATTCGAATCGTCGCTGCGGAGCTTCACGCGAAGGACTCGAACGTCGGACTGAACGGAAAGCGCGGAGATCCCAACGACATCTCCGACGACGCAATTAACATCCTCGATCCGGATGAAGGTCCGGGGACTACGCCAGAAGGCGATCGTTGCTGGGTCGTTGACGTCGTCGTCAGTGCCGGCGCGCCGAATGCCACGCCTGGTTGGAATCCGCAGATGGACGCGGAAGGGTCGACTGGCGCATGGGTCAAGCCTGGCGCACCTCCGACCAGCGGCGGCGGCTCAGGAGAAGTCCAGCCGTATCCCTCGGAAGATCCGAACGGCGGCTGGTGGGGACAGGTCTTCGACAAGGCCGTCGCTCAGCTCTACGCGGATGCGGGGCGTGTCTACCCCGATCCGAACGATCAGAAGTCCTTGCGCTGGTGCGGGCGTACTGCCTACGACATCCGCGACGGGATGACGAAGGAAGACGCTCTCGCGAAGCACCTGAAGGAACTCAAGGTCGCGCTGGGAATCCAGCCTAAATAGGAGGAAAGATGCCATCGAAATCGACACGTCCGCAGTACGGGGCCACCGGCCACGCGAAACAGACGGGTGTGAACACTCCGTCAATGATCTATCTCGACGATACGAACGGCAACCAGTGGGCGTTGTGGTTCGATACCGCGGGCGGGCTACGCATGGCAGAACCTGCCGTGTGCGAAGCTGTCGGTTTCAACTGGAACACTGGTGGTACGACCATCGGTGGTCAGACATTGCTGACGGCGGAGGTCGACCAGAAGACGAAGACCGACGCGCCAAAGGCAAAGAAATCTGCATAGTGCAGGCAGCACCGTAGCACCTGCACGTCAGGCGGGAATGCGTACAACGCCTGGTGCGGAAAGGTAGGGGAGGGGATCTTGTCCAGGTCCCTTTCCCACCTATCTAAGGAGGATAAGATGACAGCTTCCTTTGTCACGTTTCACGATCACGCTGACCTCCTTGTTCACGATGACAGTGGGGAATTCCTGCTGCGTTGGTCGGAAGTACTTCCTACGAAGTCTCTCCTTGACATCCCCGAGGGGAGACTTGGTCGGACAATGCCTCCGTTCAACCCTCCGTTGTTTGCTCCGCCGACTTACTGGCCGGATGCACCTCGGTGGGATGGTCACACGGAACCACCTATGGAGAGAGGTTAGCATGGCAATTACTCGCGATTCACGCCACATCAGGATGACGTCTGTTGGAGACAAGGTCGACGACGTTCTCTACCTGTCCGGCCTCACTCTCGTCATTGTGGGAGGCACCGTTGGCAACAACTTCAAAGTCGTCGATAACGATGACAGCATCGTCGCAGAGGGCGTGGTCGAGGCTCCCGCACAGAACATCGACCTGCTCGGAGGGATCAGCATCCGCGTCAAGGGATTGCGTTACGCAACGGATCCCGGCGGCGTTAACTTCCTTCTCGCCCGATTGAAATGAGCGATACCCAGTCTGCACGCTGGCGGGAAGGGTCTGAGTGGTATACGTGCGACATGTGTGGCACTCACTACCCTCGCCGTCTCGTTGGCATGCAGAACGGCCGGACGCGCTGCCGAGGAATTGGCACGCATAACTGTTGGGAAGAGCCAGGGTATCAGGCTCACTATCGAGACGTCGAATTCGGCTACGAGGAGACTCCTGAGCCGCTTCCCGCAGTGGATGAGGATCTGTAGATGGCAAGACGCACCTTCGAACGGATCGATGCGAATCTCGCGCTGCGCGTGGGGAATCGTACTGACGTCTCTCCGATCATGCGGAGTGAGTGGATTAACGATGCACTCCTCCGGTGCTCTAACGAATACGAGCATCCCGAGATGGAAGGCATTTGCATCGAGACGCTTGTCACGGGGACAGATTCCATCTTCCCTATCACCGTCACCGATCTCTGGTGGCCTGTCATGGTGAAGAACAGTGCCTCGGGCGCAATCTGTCGTCCCGCTGACCGCGAACGTCTTGAGCAGGGCATTACGAAGACTCCTGGGCCTCCTTCACGGTTCTACTGGTGGAACAATCGCTTCTACTTCGACTCCACCGCGAACGCGGACATCCCCATTAAGATCTGGTATCGGCGGTTGCCCGCCGAGTGGACTACGGGAATCTCCGTCCTCGCGAAGGCCTACGATCTCATCCTGGAGTTGTACTCATCGGAGAACGCACTGAACTTCCTCCGAGAGTTCGACAAGGCAGAGCTTGCCGCGAGAGAGGCGAAAGCCTACGTGTCGGACATGAACCTGCCGAAGCGGGCAGAGAAGTTGAACGATTACAAGACCGGCCTTCAAGCTGGGGACAGGTGGCATAAGTAATGCTCACGAATGCCTGGAATAATGGCTCGCCTCTCGGCTCGGAGTTTGCTTCTTCGATCGACAATCACATGAGGGCGATGAAGATTGACGTGTCCGAGAGGATGTCAGTCGCCTTCATCTGGAACACGTCACAGGATTGGGATGGGTATCCTGTCTCCCTGCCCTTCCGTGCGTTGGACAATCTTCCGTTCATCTACACGCATCAGGCGAATTCGATTACGGGCGACAGCGACGCCGGAATGATCGAGTTGGAGACGACGTGGAACACCACGGGAGAGCCTTCTGCGATCTGGATGAACATCACGGACACCGCGTCCGCGCCTACATCGAAGATCTTCGAGTTCCTCGTCAACGGTGTCGTACAGTCTTCCCTTTCGAAGGACGGAGTCTTCTTCGCGAAGTCGACGGCTTCAGGACACATCGTTCCGCAGACGGACAACACGTACAACTTGGGTGCTCCGGCGCTGCGCTGGGCCCAGGCCTACATCGCGACCCTTATCGCGGGCTCTGCCACTTTCGCAGGCGGCGTCACCTTCAACGGCCCTGTGGTTTTCAACTCGACGGTGTCGGGACAGATCACAGCGGACAGCATGCATATCACGGGAGACCTTGTCGTCGACCGTTATACGACGTTGAAGAATACGGTGTATACGGGGTCAGCCAGCGTTCCCCTCATTCAGCCTGACGGTAGGATTCCCGCGGTTCACCCTGCGTACTTCCAGGACACGACCGGCGTCTACATGACTGGCGTGGGGTTGCTCGGGTCTCCGAACGCCTGGGCCTCGAGACAGGACTTCACGGCATACTCCGAAGAGCACACCGCGATTGCGATCATTGGCGGCGGCCTGACCATCGACATGGCCTTAGGCAGCGTGTTCGAGTTTACGTATAACCAGGCCATTGGTAATACGGTCGTGACGAGCGTTCCTGTCTCCGGCAAGTATGGCAGCTTCTGTCTGATCATCAACACTGCGGGATCGTTCTCGTGGCCGTGGTTCACTTCCATTGTCCACTGGCCAGGCGGCGGAGCTCCAGTCATCACGGCGGCCGGCGGGCGCATTGACAAGTACTTCTTCTTCACTCGGAACGGTGGAGCGACCTGGCACGGAAGTGTCGTGGGTCAGAACTACGCGCCATGATTGGATTGAAGCTAGGCAAGGCATACGGGCCGCCTCTCCTCACGTGGACTGGGCCGACGAACGGCACTCAGGACATGAAGGCGAATCCCGTTCTATACTTCGTTGCGGCGCCAGGGACTTACATGATCACCGTGCAAGGAGAAATCACGCTCTCCTGGGAGATCTGCGGGAATGGCGCTTATGGAGGGAACGGTGGCATTGACGCGAATGGAGGCAACGGAGGAGGCTGTGGAGAAGTGCGCAGCGGCAACGTCGTTCTCGTTCCTGGGACTACGTATCACCTAGGCCTGCAGGGCGCGAACGTCAACGGAAACTCTTTCATTGCGGTGTTAGGCGGTCCGGCGATTGTTGCGGCGGGAGGGACAGGCAATCGTAACGCACCCGTCCCGACGAACATTGGAGCTCTCGTCTTTCCTGGTCGGATAGGAGGGCAGGGAGGACAGTTCGTAACTGTCGCACCGGACGGCGATTCTGGCACGTACTCCGGGGCCTACTCTCCAGGCAGCGGAGGAGGCGGAGGTTGCGGTGGAGGTGCTTCTCTGGGTCACGGTGGCGATGGCGGTGGTAGACCTGGCAGTGGTGATCCTCCACAGGATCCGGGTCATGGCCCACCGGGAGCAGGCGGCACAGGCGGTACAGGAATTGGGTGGAGAGGCTTTGCCATTGGAGCAGGCGGCGGCGGGGGAGCATCTGCAAATAACAACCCCATAAGCGGCGGCCCGACTCCTGGCAGGGCAGGGTATAACGCGGGAGCAGTGGCGATTTTCGTGGCATAGGACATGGGCACAGTCAAGGCATTTAGGAGCATGAAGAATATGATGTATAAGGTGGTCGAAATCTCGAACGGGGAAGTCTTTCGGAATCTCTACATGGGCTTTATCGGAGGCGGTAATCACGCTGGCGAACGAAAGAAGTCCTACGGCTCCGCAGGCGTCGTTGCTCGGCTCGAACGACGCATCACGGTGAAGATGAAGGAGATCAGTGAGGCAGTGCCCACGCCTTCTCCTACGTCCGTTCCTCGCGTGATGAAAGAAGGGCCTCAGAAGCTACGGTTCACCGCCGACGAATTCAAGATGGTCAACGAGTACCTCAACAACGTTGAGTGGCTCACGTCTGGTGCAGAGGAAGTCGCCGACATGTTTGACGCTCTCGACGCGGCGACTTCAGAAGAAGGCGACTGAGATGATTGAGACCCGGAGACGCAGTAGGAATGCTCAATATCCCCAGTTCTTCAACTTGCCTATACGGCCGGTTGGGGGGATGTTCAAGTATGACGTGGAAGAGGACATTCCTCCCACTGCGTCTCCGGACATGCTCAACTGTTTCGTTTTGGAAGGCAGGCTGTGCAAGCGGCCAGGCTTTCGTCAGTTCGGTCTGAACATCATCGGCAGTCAGATCATGGGCTGCTTCGGCACGCAGGATGAGGAGAATAACACTCACCTTGTCGCTGTCACGATGACAGGCTTCTGGAAGTACGACTTCGCCACGAGAAACTGGCTGCAGCTCACGGGGCCCGTTCTCACGTCCGGCGACACACAGTGGTATCAGTTTGAGAACTCGCAGAACTCGATCGTCTTCACGCAGGGCGTCGATCAGATCATGCGGCATGATATCTCCGTCCTTTCGACGACATACGACATCCTCTCGGACGAGGCACCGATCACCCGCTACATCACCCGCTTTGCCGACCGTCTTTGCGCTGCGTATACGACGGAAGAAGGCATCTCGAAACCCTTCCGCACGCGTCGTCCTGTCGCCAGTGATCATCGAGACTGGAATGGTCCAGGAAGCGGTTTCGTCGACCAGACGGAGTATCCGTATCACCTTCGAGGGATTCGAAAGATCGGTGAAGGCATGTGCGTCTACACCGAACGTTCCATTCACCTCGCAGAGAGAACGGGTCAAGCGCTCGCTCCCTACACGCTCCGCGTGAAGACGGAAGGCGTAGGGCTCTATGCGGAGAGGTCGCTTCAGCCCCTGCCCGGATCCTCCGGGCATATCTTCATGGGGAACGATGACGTGTATGTCTTCAACGGCTCGCAAGAGAGAGGCATCGCACATCCCATTCGAGACTATATCTTCAATCAGGTGACGCCATCTTCCATCCGATCGAACTTCGGCATTGTGATGAGCGACACGCAGGAGTACCTCCTCTTCTGTGCTCAGGGTGGGGCGACCACGCCAAATGCAGCCTGGGTGTTTAACTACGGGCGCTCGATCTGGTATCCGTGGGCGATCGAGGGTGCGACTTCCGCAACGCTCTGTCGGAACGATGACACGACGACAATCGACGAACTCATCGGAACGATGGACCAGCAGAACTGGGAGTATGACAGTCGTCTTCTGGCATCCGCCTATCCCTCGATGATCACGGGAAACATCAACGGGAAGATGTGCAAGTGGGGTACGCAGTATTCCTCGGACGACGGGAAGCCGATCTTCTGTCGGTGGACGTCGCAAGACCTCGAGTCGGATCAGATTGCCCCGAATCAGCCTCCTGCGTATGTCACGCTGCGCAGCCTTGGCATTAAGTACTATGACAATGGGAGCAGCGCGAACATCCAAGTCTACTTCAGCAATAACGGGGGAGGAACTTGGACTGGTCCGTATAACGTGCTTTTGGAATCGAGCACCCCAGGTGGCGTGAGAGAAGCTCATCTTCACGTGCAAGTCACGGGAGAGCGAGTCCGTTTCAAGTTCGAGCACAACAGCGATACGGAAGCGTTTCAGATTGTCGAGTTCAATCCGGTTCTCGAACTTAGGGAGCCCATCCACACATGAAGTTCAATGCCCAGTGGAACCCGTTTCGACCCGAGAAGACTGAGTCATGGCAGCAATGGGCGGTCAGAATCACGTCCTATATTGGCCGCTTACTGGACTCCCTTTCTCAGCTTATTAACGGGCAGATTACCTTTGGTAATGGTACAGACTTCGATAATATCAAGGGAGAGTGGCGTACAGTCTCCACTGTCGGTATCCCCGCTGGGACCGAGATATCGGTCACTCACCAGCTTGGAGTCACGCCGCCGGGCTTCATCTTGATGGTCCCTCCCGTAGGTGCGTACGTGAGCAGAGGAAATACAGCATGGACAAAGTCACATCTCTACCTTCAGTGCAGCCAGACCAATCAGTGGTTCACGATATTCGTCTTAGCACCACCCGTGACGGAGTAACACAGCTTCGACCGGAAGACCTACGGCCGCTTCGCCTTCAGACGCCAAAGGACTTTGAACGATTGGTCACGCTGTACGCCGGCCTGAAGATGCCGAAGTCGCACGAACGCGTCTTCGCACAGGCGCTGCTTTCGACGGATGCCTTCTTCGTGGAGGCGGGAGAGATTGGCCTTATCTATCTCACCTCGATCATCCCAGGCTTCTGCGGGCAACTGAACGTGTCGTTCTGGGACAGTAAGCTTCACCGTAATCGTCAGGAGGCCGTGAAGACGGTTCTCTTCGAAGCGTGTGAGAAGTTCGAACTGCAGAAGATCAATGCGAGCGTGCCAGTCTCGAACATCCCGCTGCGCAGCTTCTACCGGAAGATTGGTTTCGTCATGGAAGGATGTCTCCGCCGCATGTGGTCATCCTCACCTCCCCAAGACATGCACGTGCTCGGCCTACTCCGAGAGGAACTTGAATGGCAGCTTCCAATTCGACCGACGATTTCTTTGGCGTAGGCATGGCGGGTGCGAACCCGAAGGCAGCGCAGTACGCTCCTGTCCATTCGATGGCGCAGGACACTGCACGTACGCAGGCTGCACAGTACTCCGCGACGTCTCAAGGCCAGCCTCAAGTCGCTGCGAACATGCCTGCGGGCTGGAGCAACATGTTCCAAGGCGCAGCCTTGAATGGGCCAAAGACCTCAAACGCTGCACCGCAGGCGTCGTTGATGTCCTACACGCCGACGGGGAACATGCCGTCGCAATCACAGATTCAGGGGATGATTCCTGGGCCGGTGACCCCGCAGTCGTTGCAGGCGGCTTTGCCCAGTTTGAATGCGGCGGGCATCCACGTTCAGAATGAGGGGAGAGGAGATCTCCGCCCTCGCATTCTTCTGCCGGACGGGACGACTGTTGACTTAGGCAGCTGGGGCAGTACGGGCCAGTGGCAGGATCGTGGGAACATCGGAGACTGGCACTCCGCGTATGCCAACGGGGCCGGTGCGGGAGTTGTAGGACAGGGACCTGCCGAGGTTGGCGCGAGCGTTCCCCGCGTACCGAATGGCGGCGTGAACAGCGACAGCATTCCGCAGGACC